AAGACATACTTGAGCAGCTACTTTATAATCTCTATCTGCAGAACCAGCTTTCAATCCACGAGTAGCAGAATCATATTGTACTAATGCCATACCATTATTAAACGATGATCCTGACAAATGAAATTCTGTTGGTGTTACAAATCGTTCGGTAATACTTCCGTTAAATGATCGAGGTATTATATTTGCAGAACCATCAAATGATACACCACCTATCTTTCTTGCGGTTGATAATACGGACCCAGTAGCTGCATATGATGCAGATGTTGCTGTAGCTGCATTTCCAGCAATATTACCTGCTACTCCGGAGCCTGTTACAAATGAAGCGGATGCAGCTGTTCCGGTAGTATTTTGATTTCCTGGACGATTAACACCAGGTAAATTTATAGTTAAATTATCTAAACTATTTGCAAAAGGAACTCCACCTATTGTAGCATTACTTTTATTAGTATGTCTAAGCAAATTTGAAACTTTAGGCATTGGTTCAAAATCAGCTGGTGCACCTCGTCTATTATTTGTATCAGCATATGAAGCACTATGAACTGTTAATCCTTCTTCTGCATCAAATTTAGCAAAACCTAAAACTTGTTCTCTATCTTCACTGTTTCTAAACTCAATTGTATTATTGGTTGTTATAATATGATCAAAAGATCCTGTACCTTGATTACCAGCCGATACATTACCTGATGAAGATATATCACCGGAAGCTGTAACAGCTCCAGCTGTAAAGAAATTACCTGATGCAGATATTGAACCACTTTCTATTGTAAGTGATGATCCTAGAGCAGCAATTTTACCTTGAACAATAAATGCTCTTTTTGTATTGTTAATTTGTATAAAGGTTGGAGTTTTTAATTGTTCTGCTGTAGGTGTTGCATTTATGGAATTGACCATTACTGGATATTGTACCCCGCCGTTCGAAGATGCAGATTGAATTTTAACTTGATCTGCTATTCTATTTAATGCTGATCTGTTGTTATCTAATTCTTCAATACCAGTTGCTGTCATTTTCAAGAATCCTACAGGAGCTTTTGTTCCTGCATCTCTAAATTCAATTGTATTGTCTGTAGTAATAATATGGTCAAATGAACCTGTTCCTGCATTACCTGCATTAACATTACCCGATGCACTTATGTTTCCAGATGCTGTTATATGACCATCACCAATAGTAACATCTGAACCAAGTACTTGAACTTTACCATAAAATTGGTGAAGTTGTGATCCTTTAGGAGCTGCAGGATTACCCATTTTTAACACACCACTTGCACTTATATCACTAGAACCTGTTATAGCGGCTAATGAAGTAATTGGAGTACTAAATGTATTTGATGTTCCTTTGAATACTGTAAGACCATTAAAAGTTGACCCTAATGTAACTGTCAAAGTTCCGTTAGATTCTAATACATTTGCAGCTTTTATTTCTTTTGCTTCAAACAATCCAGAACCACCTGTATCATCTAATACTTTAAGTCCGTCTGATGGATCAAATTTCATTGAACCTAATTTAGCTTTTGTTGTTTTGCTTCTAAATTCTATTGTGTCACCATCTGTAATAATATGATTAAAAGATCCTGTTGTTGCAATAACTTGGGAGCCGGCTGTACTACAACTTATATCACCCGAAGCTGTTATATGACCATTAATTCCTACAGTTGCAACGGAGCCAGATATTGTCAATGCTCCGTCTTCGTCACGAGGTGATCCTCCAAAAGGTCCAATAAATACTCTCGGAGATCCATCTATATGAGGATTATCAGTACCAGTAGTTCCAGTTATTCGCACTTCTTCATCAGCAAATATTGCCAAAGAATTATTTGCTTCTATAGTTAAAGTAGAACCATTACCTGACATTTTATGTTTTGGTTGGCCATATATTGAACTAAAATCTTCATGATCAAATGATATAAATCCATCAGATGGTAAACTAAATCTACCTGCAATTATATTTCCACTTGCACTTATAGATGCTCCAAATTCTCCTGTCTCAGATGATGCTGTTACAGCTCCATTAAATATATTTAATCCTCCGTATGCTTGAATAATTGGATTAGTAGCTGATGTTGATCTTAAAAAATGATTTTCAGATAATGGAAAGTTTGTATATATTCTTCCATCATTATTTATACCATTTGCATGAATAGCACCACTTGCGCTTATGTCTCCTGATGCTGTTATTTGGCCTTGTTTATTTATAAATAATCCTTTTGTACTAGATGATCCAGTAGCATAAATATTAACACCTGCTCCTTGATATGTAGCATGGTTTGCTCCTAAACGAATGGGGCCTCCAGATTGTATAGAAAGTACAGGTTTTCCTTCTCCAATAAATACGCCGTCATTTACACCTATAGGTGCATGAAATCCTTTTGCATAAATTTCACCACTTGCACTTATATTATTTGATGCTGTTAAATTTCCTTGAATTAAAGTTGGTTTATTTCCTACTACAATTCTATCTTGACCTACATTAAAATTTAATACTGCTTGACCTTTAAGAGTTAAGTCCTCACCGTATAATCCTGCACTTGCGCTTATTTCACCTGATGCTGTGACAGGTCCAATTAATTTTAGATTTGTGCTAGCTATTGTTATTGCAGATG